ATGGCTAGGGACATTCTCGGCGCTCGGGACTTCATCGACCTGGACCGCCTGCTCGCGCTCAAGCCGAAAGGCGTCTTCCGCACCGAGGCGGTGAACGGTCGGTGGATCATCACGATCAACCGGCCCGGTGAACCCGAGGAATACATTCTCTGCGTCAGCCCCGGCCACGCCAATCAGGCGCGCATGGCTCTGACCGATGCGGGCATGTGTGGACTGGTGAGGGGGGCGGAATGATGGCCCGTGAAACCATCCCCGCGGTCACGTCCCCGGAACTCGCACGGCTGCTCTATCACTGGCCGCTCGTCATGCGGAAAGCGACCGACGACTGGGCCAAGGGCTTCGCCTTCTCCGTCTGGAAGCAATCCGGCCGCAAGGGCTGGCTGCCCAGTCTCAAGCAAACCCAGATCATGCGCGCGATGGTACGTGAGCTGTTCACGACCGGCGACCTTGGCGACGAGGACGAGGTGCACCTGATCGAACGGTGACGAAACATGCGGCTGTGCGGGGCAACTTGCGCAGCCGGTTCGGTGGTCGGTTGTCAAGACGGTAGCACCGGACATGAAACGCCTACTATGGGGCGGGATCAAAGGCGAAGCGCAGTCCGAAAGACCGAAGCGTGATCCCCGGCACTGATGACCAAGGGTGTCGAAAGTAGCGGTCAACTGTCAGGCGTAGGTCAACCGCACTGACAGGTCCGAGGCGACGGCCCGGCTCCGTTGAGCAGGCAAGATCGTCAAGGGCATGGGGACAACCCGAGGCGCTTATGCCTGGGGCTTGTCTTCCTATGTCCTTAGCTCAAACCCCCACCATTGAGCACGCACGCCGGACAAGAACGAAAGAGAAACAATGAGGTAGTATGATACCTCAACAGTTGGTAGAATCGGGGCAACGTAACCTCTGCGGAGACCATCGTTGCAGATCGACCGCTTGCCTCTGACCGACGCGCTGCCCGTCTCACTGGAGGCGGTGAAGGCATATGCCCGCATCCTGCAAGATGATGACGACGCCACGCTGGAGATGCTCATCCGCTCGGGGGCAGACCTGATAGAGCATCGGTCATCGCTGGCCATCCTGGCGCAGACCATCATCACCACCACCACGGCAGCACCTGTCATCGCTCTGCCCATTGGCCCGGCCACGGCAGACGTTCCCACTGTGGAGCAGGTGAACGAGGACGGCACGACCGAGGCCATCACTGAGGGCTGGACCTTCACGGCAGGCACCCGGCCGACGCTGGCCTATCGCGGCAGCTTCACGGGGCAACTGCGCATCACCTACACGGCAGGTCACGCCACGGCGGATGACGTTCCCCACGACCTGCAGCAAGCCATCTGTGAGCATGTGCTGTGGTCCTTCGACGGCAAGGGCGTGAAGACCGATGAACGGGCGATATCCCCGGCACTGGTCCGTGTCATCGCGCGGCGTGGAAGGCTCACGATATGAGCGAACCCGTCAAGCGCCCGCGGGGGCGACCGAGGAAGGACGGGCGACCGGCTGGATCTGGTCCCAATGCCCCGAAAGCTAAGCGTCGGGGGACCGCACACCCCCCTGTTGTTTTCTCACTGACAGAAAATCCGGGGGATATTCCGGCGACGGCGATTGCGTTTCTGGAGACCCTGACCATCCCCGAGGGACCGAAAGCGGGCACCCCTCTGCGGCTGGCCGAGTATCAGAAGCGGTTCGTTCGCGGCGCTCTGGGTGATGACGTGATGGTCGGCGTTCTGTCGATCGGTCGCGGCAATGCGAAGACGGCACTCGCGGCGGGGATCGCTCTTGGCTCGGTCATGGGTGTCTGGGATTGCCAGCCGAAGCGCGAAATCATCCTCGCGGCCCGGAACCGGGATCAGGCGCGGACGGCGTTCCAGTTCGTCGTGGGGTTCGTGCAGGGCTTGCCCGAGGGTGAGCAGGAGTTGTTCACCATCCGTCACGGCTACAAGATGGAGGTGGAATATTCGGAGAACGGCGGCGGGCTGATCCGGGTTATCCCGGCAGACGGCAAATCCATTCTCGGCGGCGCTCCGACGCTGGCCCTGATGGACGAACGCGCGGCGTGGGAGAAGGAGAAGGGCGACAGCCTGGAGAACGCCATCCTGTCGGGCCTCGGCAAGCGCGGCGGGCGGGCGCTCATCATCTCCACCTCGGCGCCGGATGACGCGAACACGTTCTCCCGCTGGCTGGACGATCCACCTCCGCAAACCTTCGTGCAGGAGCATCGACCCCCGCCCGGACTGCCCGCGGATGACCTGGAAAGTCTGCTCATCGCCAACCCCGGCGCGGTTGAGGGCATCGGGGCAACCCCGGAATGGCTGGTGGCACAGGCACGGCGGGCGATTGCGCGGGGCGGCTCGGCGCTGTCGTCCTTCCGCAACCTGAACAGAAACGAACGTGTCAGCAGCGAAGACCGCTCCGTGCTGGTGACGGTGGATGAGTGGCTCTCTGCGGAGGTGGCCCCTGATGCTCTCCCTGATCGGCGCGGTTCCTGCATTCTCGGAGTGGACCTCGGCGGCTCCCGTTCCATGTCGGCGGCGGCGTTCTACTGGCCCGAGACCGGCAGGCTGGAGGCTCTGGGCAGCTTCCCGGCTTTCCCGTCTCTGGCGGATCGCGGCGCATCCGATGGCGTCTCAGGGCGGTATCAGGAAATGCAGGAGCGGGGCGAATTGTCGGTGATGGGCGAGAACACGGTTCCGCCCGGCCCGTGGCTCAAGCAGATCGTGGCGCATCTGGACGGCGAACCCCCGGCCTGCATCGTGGGCGACCGCTTCCGCCATGCCGAGTTCGTGGAGGCGTTGCAGGCGGCGGGCCTCGGGCATGTGCCGTTCATCTGGCGCGGCTTCGGCTGGAAGGACGGCAGCGAGGATATCGAGCGGTTCCGGCGCGCTCTCTTTGACGGGGAAATCTCGGTCGCGCCGTCGCTGCTGCTGCGGTTCGCCTTCGCGGACGCCATCACGCTTGTCGACCCGGCAGGCAATCACAAGCTGGCGAAAGCGCGCTCTCTGGGGCGGATCGACGCGGCGGCGGCAACGGTGCTGGCGGTGGCGGAAGGCGCGCGGCGCAAGGCTGCACCTCTCAAGCGGGCGAGGGCGCTATGGCTGTGACACGGAAGGAGTTCACCCGTCATTCGCGGCCCGTCCTGAAATCCGCCCGCTGGCAGGTGCTGCGGTGGATCATTCTGGAGCGGGACGGCTGGCAATGTGTCTGCTGTGGTGCGCGGCGACGGCTGGAAGTGGATCACATCAAGCCGGTGCGCAATGCCCCGGAACTGGCGTTCGATCCGGCCAATCTGCAGGCTCTCTGCCCGTCCTGTCACACCCGGAAAACCCGCCTTGAGTGCGGGCACAAGGAAACCTCGCCCGAACGCCGGGCGTGGATGAAAGCCGTCAAGGACTTGGCGGCGCAACCCTCAAGCAACGGAGAGACCCATGCTTGATTCTGTGAAGATCGCCCGGCGGCAGTCTGAAATCCGCCAACAGCTTTCGGCCATCGTGGGCAAGGCCGACCCGACCGAGGACGAGACCCGCTCCATGGAACGCATGGACGCGGAATACCGCCAGAACGAGACCCGTTACCGCGCCGCGCTCGTTGCCGAGGATGGTGAGCGGCGCGAGGCTGGTGCGGAACTGGAAAGCCGCTCCGGGAAGGAAATGGCCGACCTGATGGCGGGTTTCGAGGTGCGCCAGGTGGCCCTGCATCTCGACGAGGGGCGCGCGCTCGACGGCAAGACAGCGGAAGTGGTGCAGGAACTGCGCAGCCGGGGCGGGTATCGCGGCATCCCTGTGCCCTATGCCGCCCTGGAGCAGCGGGCGGAAGTCATTACCATGCCGACCCAGATCAATAGCAGGTTCATCGACCGGCTTTTCCCCGGCTCGGTCGCGGCGCGCATGGGTGTTCAGGCGATCAATATCGGCGTGGGCGCGACAGCCTATCCGGTATCGACCTCCGATGTGACGGCAGGATGGGCGACGACCGCGGGCGGCGACGTTCCCGGACCTCTCGGCTATTCGGCTGTGGCGAAGGAACTTTACCCCTTCCAGCATCTCGGCGTTGGCGTGAAAATCAGCCGCAATGCGCTGAAATCGGAAGGCGAAGCTCTGGAGCAGGCGGTGCGCCGTGACCTGCTGTCGGCCATCGAGGCGAAGCTGGATCAGGCGATTTTCCTCGGCACCGGCATCGACGGCCAGCCGAAGGGCCTCATCACCTGTGCCGTGGATCACGAGATCGACGTGGTTGCTGTCAACGCGGCGGCAAGCTGGTCGGTGTTCAGGAATGCTGTGGTGCGGTTCATGACCCGCAACGCGGCGAACTCCCCCGGCGCCGTGAATGTCCTGGTCCGGCCCGAAGTCTGGTCGAAGCTGGACGATACGCTCATCTCGGGGACGGCCGTTTCGCAATGGGACCGCATGACCGGGAACATCCCGGCCAGCAACATCGTGCTCACGGCCAACGGGCTGGCGGCTCCGGCCGGATCGCCCTTGGCATCGACCGCGCTGCTGACCACCTCGGCGGGCGGCGTGGCACCGGCCTTCCTCGGTCTCTGGGGAGCTGTGGACCTGATCCGCGACCCCTACACCGAGGCGCTGTCAGGCGCTCTCCGTCTCACGGGCCTGACCACGGCGGATATCGTGACGGCGCGACCGGCGCAGCTCGAAGTCCTGACCGGGATCCAGTGATGCTGTGGGGCGGCTCTCTCGGCGCTCTGGAGCTTCGCAGCGAGGGCGGGGCAACCCACCTTCGCGCGACGTTCCCCTATGGTGCGGAAACCGAACTGGCACCGGGGCGGCGGGAAGTGTTCGCCCCTCGGGCCTTCTCTGACCGGATCGACGCGGGTGAGGACATTCACCTGCTGGCCGGTCACGACTACGAAAAGCCCCTCGCCTCGCGGGCGGCGGGCACCCTCACGCTGTCGGACACGGACGCGGCGCTTGTGCTGGAGGCACGGATCGACGGCGGCACGTCCTGGGCGCGGGACTTCCTCGCGGCTCATGCCTCGGGTCTCATCCGGGGCCTGTCTCCGGGCTTCCGTGTCACTCAGGGCGGGGAACGCATCGAGCGGCGCGGCAACGACGTTCTGCGCACCATCACGCGGGCGGCCCTGCATGAACTCTCGGCAGTGACGGTTCCGGCCTATCCCTCGGCGCAGATCGAGGCGCGGGCATGGGAGTGCCACCAGGACCGGCAACCCTATCAGGGCGCTGTGCATCACCTGAACCGCTGGAGGCTATGACATGGGCCTGATGCAATTCTTTCGTCGCCCACTGCCTTCGGAGGGCAGCACTCTATCCGGCGAAACCCGCGCCGCCTCGGGCTACACGGCGCAGGTCATCGCGGCACGGACCAACTACATCACCGGCGCCTCTGGCCTCGGTGAACTGACGGCGGCGGTTCAAACTTCCGTCTCCCTCTGGGAAAGCGGGCTTTCACTGGCAGACGTGACCGGCACGGACCTGCTGACCCCTCGGGCGCTCGCCATCACGGCCCGCGCTCTGGCGCTTCGTGGGGAAAGCCTCTGGCTGATCCGGGACAAGCTGATCCCGGCCTCCGATTGGGACGTGACGACGCGCGACAGCGAACCTCGCGGCTACCGGCTCTCTGTTCCCGAGGCAGGCGGGCCGCGCGCCCTGACGGCTCTGCCCGGCGAAGTCCTGCATTTCCGCATCGGGTCCAACGTCTCGGCACCATGGGCGGGAACCTCTCCGCTTCGTCGCTGCACCCTCTCTGCGGAACTGTTGCACGAGGTGGAAACCGCTCTCCGGGACACGTTCCGCGATGCTCCGCTCGGTTCCCAGATCGTGCCGCTTCCCGATGGCGCGACCGAGGACATGGCCCTGATGCGGGCCTCATTCCGCGGGCGGCGGGGCGCGACAATGGTTGTGGAAGGCGTGGCCCAGGCGACGGCGGCGGGCATGAATCCGCAACTGAACAAGACCCCTGATCAGCTTTCCCCGGACCTGTCGCGGACGCTGGCCGACAAGATGCTGACCGAGGCGAAGGGCGCGATCTACTCCGTCTTCGGCATCCTCCCCGGACTGGTGAACCCCGCCACCACGGGACCAATGGTCAGGGAAGCGCAGCGTCACCTCGCGCAACTCGTTCTCCAGCCCATTGCGGGCGTGATGGCCGAGGAGGCGACCGACAAGCTCGGCGGCGCGGTGAAGGTGGACGTGGTGCGACCGATGCAAGCCTTCGACGCGGGCGGCAAGGCGCGGGCGCTGGCAACCATGGTGCAGGCGATGGCACAGGCGAAGGAGGCAGGAATAGACGGCGCGGCGTTGCAGGACGCATTGAGCTTCATCGACTGGAGCGACTGACATGCTTCAGCTTCCTCCGCATCTCATCAACCGGAAGGAACGGCGGGCACGCGAAGCCCGTCGCGGCAAGATCGGGGAAACCCGGTTCAACGTGCTGGTCAGGGAGATTGCCCGCGTCATCCGTCTGGCATTCGAGGCGGGCGCAACCGCTTCTCTCTGGGGGCTGGAAGGGCCGCTCCGGGCGGGCATCCGTTCCGACCTCTGCCTGCAGGGCTGGCGCTGGAAGGAAGCGGACGCCGCGGCGCGCGACCTGCTGGACGATGCTTTCCGCGTGGCGGGCGCGATCAGACCATCATGGAACGAGGGGCAACCGGAATGGGTGACTCACCCCGGAACGCTGATCAATCGGGACTGCTGCGCACACTGTCGCAGGCCGCTGCCGGATGGGATGCGGAAATTCTGCGGCAGCGTATGCCGGAATGCGTCATTCTACCGGCAGATGGTGCGCAAGGAAGCGACGGAGGAACAGGCTCTGGATCTGGCAATCCGAACGCTCTGACAGAACCGTGCGAGCATTGCGGCGAACCACTACCCGACACGGCAACCATGCGGCGGCGCTTCTGTTCCGGCAGGTGTCAGCGTGCGGCCCGATGGGCGAGACTGAAACAGGGGCCGGTCACGGGCCGGATATGCCCGACATGTGGCGGGCCTGTTCCCGACAGCAAACGAAACGTAGCGATCTACTGCTCCAAAAAATGTGGGAAAAGAGCCACCGACGCATGGCATCGGCAACGACGCGTCAAGACCTGCGAGGAATGCGGGGAGGCGTTCCATGCTCACCACGACAGCCAACGCTTCTGTGGCAATCACTGTTCGCTCAAAGCCACCTGGCGCACCGGACAGCGGCCAACGAACACATATCCGTTCTGGCTGCACCGGACGAACTTGAAGGAATAGGGCGGGGCAAGCCCGGCGGTTCCATAGGTTCCCCGCCGAATTGCCTGGGATCAGACGGTCAGTGCCCGAACAAACCCCGTCACAGCGCGGTCGTAACCAGCGGCGCGGCGCTGACACCCGGTGGAGGCTTAGAAATTCTCTTTTATCAGCATGTTGCCTACGTCGTCGTAGCTACCGCTCACAAGCTGAACTTTGCCCCGCGCGTCCAGTTCTTTCAGGACGTCAGACCAAACCGCAATCGCTAGGGAAGAGACATCCTGCACCTTTAGGCAGCACTCGTTCATCCACCGATGGTATGAAGTGAGAGCATCGTCAGTCATCTTTTTCGCAACTATGACGTTATCCGCCATCGTCCTACAACCTCACTGGTTTGCCTTCCAATCGGGCTTATGAACTTCCAACAACTTACCATCTTCGGAGACGATCAGAAGCCCGGCGTCGTCACGAGATTTTTCCGACAGCATAAAGGAGAAACCAGTTCCGGCAAGATCGCGGTTGGCCTTCTCAAGCATAGACTCCTGATCGGACGGAGCTGCATTAACGATGCGGGAGATCCATGCCAGAAACTTATCCCCATCGAAGGATTCGGACGGTGCTGGATATTTCTCCTCCAGCGTCGCCACAATCTCCGCGTTCATGCTGCGATTGTTGGTTTCCGCCGCAACCTTGATCCGCTCCCGCATCCCGTCAGGAAGACGCACAACGAACTGATCCAGTTGTTTGCTTGGCGGCGTAGTCATCGAATCTTCTCCTGCTCGGTATGCATTTGCTACTATGCGGCGCTTGACGGCAAGTGCTATGCATTGCATATTGATCGCACATGCATATGTCGGAGGGAGCCAATGCCGCCTAGCAAATCGTCGGACCAGTTCGTCGTCAGGCTCCCCGATGGGATGCGCGACGCCATCAAGGAAGCGGCGGCACAGGAGGGTCGCTCCATGAACGCGCAGATCGTGCAGCACCTCCGGGCGATCTATCAGCCCGTGAAGCAGGAGGCTGCCGCCTGATGACGGCGCCTCGCCAGATCCAGAAGGGCAGAGATGCGCGCGTCGCGGGCAATCGCCCTCCGTCCTACGTCTCCAAGGCTACCTTGGCTGCAGAACTGGATCTGAGCGAATCGACCATCGACAGCCTCGTTGATCGTGGCATCCTTCCGAAGCCCATCCGGCTCGGCGGCTCCGTTCGTTGGTGCTGGGCGCAGGTCGACGCTTCGCTGTCGCCGCTTTCAGGGCCGATGATGGACGAGTTCATGTCGGGGATCGGCAATGTCACTTAAGGTTCCACTTCCGCCGCACGTTCACCGCGTCCTGTCCCGAGGCCGGGAATACTTCTACTATCAAAAGGGCAGGGGAACGCCCCACGCTGGCCCTCGCATCTCCCTTCCGAATGATCCGCAATCGCCCGAGTTCTGGATGGCCGTTCGGCAGGCTCAAGGGCTGGTCGGGCCGGTTGCGACGGACACCATCGGCGCGCTGATCGACGCTTACATCGTTTCGTGGCCTGGCTTGCCCCGGAAGCTGTCAGCGGGAACGCAGGAACAGTATCGGCGGCACCTGAAAATCATTCGGGCGGCATGGGGCGACCTGAAAGCCGACCAACTGCGGCCTTCCCATGTGCAGGCTCTCATTGAGAAGATCGGTGCCGATAAGCCGGGCAGGGCGAACAACACCCTGGATGCGCTCAAGGCGATGTGCAGCTGGGCGACCGGCCCGCGGGAACTTCTGCACCGCGACCCGACGCACGGCGTCAAGCGGATGGCGAGCGGCGAGGGGCACAAGCCTTGGACCGTGGCTCAGTTGAAGTTCGCGGACGAGAACACGGCCGGGATGCTGCGGCGGGCCTACATGCTCGGGCGCTACACCGGCCAGCGTGTCAGTGACATTGTGCGCCTCGGCTGGACTGACGTTGACGATGGCGGTTTCGGACTGCCCCAGAAGAAGACCGGCGTTCAACCGTGGTGCCCGATCTTCCCCGAACTGGAAGACGAAATGCGGCTCTGGGAAAAGCGCCCCGGTCCGTTTCTCTTGCAGGAAGCCGGGAAGGGCGCGGGCAAGCCATTCTCTACGAACCAACTCTGGAAGGAGTTCAACAGGTTCCGTGACGCCCACCCGGTGATGGAAGGTGCTGTGTGGCACGGACTCCGGGCGAACGCAGCAATCCGTCTTCGGCAGGGCGGTTACACCGGCCAGCAGATCGCGGACATGATCGGAATGTCTGTGGAAATCATCGAGCACTATTGCCGTTACGCCGACAGGAAGGCGAGCGGGCAAGCCGTTCTCAGGGAGCTACGGGAACGCAATACGAACCAGATTGTAAAACGTCTGGAAAATGGAAACCACAAATGA